GGCGCATCGAGAACAATAGCCGCATCGTATTTCACCTTGTCAAATATAGGTTTGGATGGGATTTGGAAATCCACTTCGGGGTCACACAATGTCAAACAAGTAAATACTTTTGTCACAAAAGGAGTAGTAGCAATATCGCACTGAACGATGTGTTGAACCGCTATGAAGTATTCAATCGCGTTGACAAGAGCATTTAGTTTTGGGAGTAAAGCAACATCTTGTCTGTTGTAATCGAGATACAGAACAGGGTCGGAATAATATGTGTCGTGACCATCGGACAATTCAGTTTTCTTTTCCCCTAATGCTTCCCAAGAAACATCATCCAATTTGTAGTTAGGAAGTTTACCATTCTTCAATTCGTACAGTTTAGGGAAAGCAAGTCGCAAGTCAATGATATTCCTACCAACGATTGGTTGCGCCCAATCCCCGAAGTCATACCTCAAGCGGTTGAGGGGAGACATAACAGACGCACGAACACCAACCTTACCACACCGTTCAATGATTTGCTTTATGTCAGCACCCGTCACATACCAACCTGTGATAATATCGGGGTCTTGTTTTCCCATAAAAAGAGTAAAGTGTTTCAACAATTCCGCTTCTGTATCAAACACAATAATGGGAACATCGTAGTGGTGTTCATTACCGTTTGCATCCTTCAACATATTGTATTTTCCTTTGCCGAGAGAATCCCAATAGGCATCTTTAGGCATGACCGCCCAAGAATAAGTATTATCGGTAAAGTTATCGTAAACAGTTAGCATTGTTATTTCGCCACTGTCGGTTTTCCATTCGCCGTCAAGATACCAAACCCTATGATGATAGGGTTCAAACGGCTTCTCACCCGCCTTGACTCTCGCCGTTAGGACTTGATTCGTGAACGGTACATTCCCTTCCCATGTTATGCCGGTCTTAGCCAAGTCCCGTACTTCGTATGGTGTGAAACATTCAACCTTAGTTATTGATTCACCAAAAACACCTGTGAACCCACCCGTCTTCTTGGCGTGAATCCATTCGGCTGATTTGTCGGTGACATAACAATAGGGAAGGTAATCTGTTATCTTGGTAAGTTTTCTTTTACCGTTAGAATCACGGTGACGCACTAACACATCGTTCCTACCCACTGCCTCAACAATCATATTTACCCCTACCGTTGGGGGAATATAAAGGTTACTTACGACGACCACGGCTACGGGTAGCAATATCGTGCTTGCCGAGCCATTGATGAATACTCATTGGGGTGATACTGAATTGGTTGGCTATGTCAGCCATAGTGCGACCCTTGACAACATATTCTTCATGTAGCCAATCCTTGTCGTGGTACATTCTTTTATTAGGCTTAATCCAATACTTTACTTCCGCAACCAAAACATCGTTGCCGGAAATAACTTCAAACCGTTGCTTTCCTTCTTCGTTAAATTTAGGCTCCGCAATTGTTATCATTTCGCCTGTGTTGGGGTCAAGTACCTTTACCATGTTATGAACCACGACTGCAAGGCATATAAAACCATTGATAGTCAGTCCTTATCATTTACCCTAAAAATACCACATTGAATACGCTTCCCATCAATCCGTATCTTATGATTATTCGTACTTGTGAACATTTCACGACCGCATCCGGTACACTTTCTAAGGCATTTGCGTGGAGTCCTACTCATAACCAATCCCTTCGCCCATCAAAACAACAACGCAATATATCCCGTCCCAAAACAGGGTCAACCATGTTTCGGATAGCGCGATATCTGTCCATCCCTTTACCGGCCCCTTCTGTGGAGAATCCACATTCAGCCTCAAAAGACTCTAAATCACCCATTTCAACCTTGACTCTTTGAGAAGTGTATTGTATTTTTATTTCAAAATTAGACCAAAACATATGCCTACCAATCGTTTCTCCTTTTATCAGTGGTTCGTAGTAAGGGATGACATTCTCAACAACCCACTTCCCCTTGAAATGGTGCTTCAAGAAAATAATTTGTTGGTAAAGAGTCAAGTCGGGATATATGCGCTCGGCCTTAGTGTTCCAAAACCTCGCTCTACTATGTGAAGGGCATGGTGGGGATGACCAAATGAAATCAAAATTAGAATAGTTTTGCCGTAAGTATTCGTGAGCGTCACCAATTATCATCTTGTCTTGAGGAAATCTTTCTTGGTAGATTAGGGCTATGTCGGGGTTTATTTCAACGGCGGTTACTTCGCAACCTTCCCAATGTTCACGATTCCCACCAAGACCCGCATACAGATTTAAAACCTTTACAACCACTCTACTCCCTCTTTATCCATCCCTGTTTCAGCACGAAAGGATGCAATTCTCGCCTCCGCAATCCCAACATACTTTTCGCTTAATTCTGTTAGAATAGCATTCCGACCATGCTTGATGGCGACAATACCTGTTGTTCCCGAACCTCCGAAGGGGTCAAGAACAGTACCGCCGACAGGAGAACCCGCAAGGATGCAAGGCTCAATCAATTCAATGGGGAAGACGGCAAAATGCGCTTCGGGAAACGGTTTAGGCCCAACCCACCAAACACTACGCTTATTTCTTTTAGCGTAATTTTTAGTGCGAGCATCGGCAATACCTTTAGCCTTGCTGATTCGTGAAACATCTTTATCTTTAGCCCAATCTTCATTGTCAGCATATGCGAATGCTGATTTGTTCTTGTCGGCTTTAGTGACAGTATCTTCCTTGATGGCTTCGTTGTCGTAAAAATAATCCTTGCTCTTTGACAAAAGGAAAATGTATTCGTGATTCTTAGTGCAACGGTCTTTGACAGATTCGGGCATACAGTTAGGTTTAGCCCAAATAATATCTTGTCGCAAATACCACCCATCGGCTCTTAAAGCGAAGGCAACCATCCACGGAATACCTACCAAATCCTTGCCCTTCAAATCACCGGATGCTTGGTTTCTTTGCTTTTGAGGTAAATTTCTTTCTTCTCCATCGTGCATACTTTGAGGGGTACTTGTCTTTCTTGAACCCGCACAATAGGAGTCGCCAAGATTGAGCCATAGCGTACCTTCGGGTTTCAGTACGCGCTTGACTTCGGAGAAAATTTCCACCATGTTTTTGACATATTGTTCGGGTGTAGGTTCAAGTCCTAATTGACCGAACCAAGCATCACAGTGCTTACAGAAAGCCTGTTCTTGTGGCTCCCAATAAGCCGATTTCAATTGAAGTGAATTATTATTTTTACGAGTATTTTCACTTGGTCTTGTGTAACCTTCCCATTCGTGAGAAGTATCTCCTTCTCCGCGCTCGTAGCATTCGGGCGCACCCCAAACCCTACCGTCACCTCCGTAATCACGAAGACCCCAATAGGGGGGAGAAGTGACGCACATATCCACCGATTCATCGGGGAGGGTCGCCATCATATCTAAACAATCACCATTGAGTATGTCAATCTTCATCTTCCTCTCTCCACCAATACGAATGAGGACGGTTGTAAGAACGGTTTACCACACCCATGCGATAAAGAATACCTAAAACTGTTCCAACGGTCTGTCCTGTCAAACCGACAGTCTTAGCAAGATACTTTGAACCTATTTCCGATATTTGGCTGGCGTTCAAGTAACGCCCTTCGGCATCGTATTTCAGTACGGCAATACAAGCCAACTTGATGTAAAGACGACGATGGGAAACTTTTGAACCTAATCTATCAATCAAGACTTGAGTTTCCTCGTATGTCAATATTTTCAACATACCATTCCTAACAGGCATGGCTTTACTCATTTAGAACCACCTTAAAATTACAACACAGGCGGGGGAAGATACGAGAGGGAGAAACCGAACCCCCATGTCCGAATCTGCGGAGGAAGACAGAAAAAATGCTTTGTATCTTTTTCATTTACGGAAACCCCCATGTGTGTGTTGTTCAACCGAGCATACCGGATTGGAATGCGTACTCTCCGTTCCCAAAGGATGCGGAGAAACGGATTCCTTGTCCATGTTATCGGAAGTCAAAAAAGTTAAGTTTTACTTTGCCGGTAAAACCTTTGAATAATTCATCAAGCCCACCGTCAAAATTCCACTTGAAGTCATTGAATAGGAATGTTGTTTCAACATCAACCTTGCTCTCAGTTTGCCCAAGAGAAGGGTCGCCAACGGTGACATAGAAACCATCGGTTCTCATCTCAAGCGTGTATCGGTTGAGTCGTTGGCCGTTGATGGTGTCGCATCGGCAAGCGTCATACAAGTCCCTTACATTGACTTCAAAAGAAGAGAAGGCAGGGTACTCATTCCCGTCATTTCCACGATAGACACCATTTTCAGCATCTACCTTTTCAGCAAGACTCATTGACTTGTCGTAAAACTCGGAAATAGTTTCTTGGGTGTGGGTGAAAGCCTTTGCGTCAAGGGATGCGTCAAGGGTTGTTCTCTTCCCTGCCGACTTGAACAACAATTTGTTTTCACCATAAGTAATAGTTAGAACCTCGCCGTGTAAAGCGATAACTCCGAGAACTCTATCAATGTCGGGGATTGGTATTAGGAATGATTTATCGGATTCGCATTGAGCGACAACGCCGGTAAGTCCCGTCAAATCACGAGTAAGACTCGTGATGCGAGCGTCATGCAAATCAACGAGTAAGACGCATGATTCAACCTGTGCCTGTTGTTTACCATTCACCGTTTGCTTGCGCTTACTAATGTTGAGCATTCTTTTCAATTCTGTGTTACTTATTTTTACCTTCATAGTCTTGAGCCTCCAATGTAGTGTGTGAATGTGTTGGCGGGTGCTTCGTATTGCTCCTGCAATTCTTGTACCGCACCGAACAATGCCCCCATGTTAGGGATTTCATCAACGACTGTTTCAAGGTCAGCGATACGGGATTGTAAGTCAATTATCGCTTTTCCCAATGTATCAAATGTTTCTAAAATAACCTTCTGCAATTTTTGAATAGGTGTCTCAACCGCTTCGGGTACTCCGAGGTGGTCAGCCAATTCAGCGTCGGTCATTTTATCTATGTCATCTTGGGATGAAGGGTTATGTCCTGTGTACATACCCATTTAATCAACCCCATGTCAAGAACGGTA